AGGTAGTTGTTCTATCGTACCCTTCTTAAGCATATCCATCACAGATGTGCCCAGAGCATCATTACCTAATTGCTTAAGCTCACGGTCAATCGTACCTGCAATAACAGCACGTTTAACTACGAAGTCAGACATAGTGTTGAGCGTGTTAGCTGCAGCACCTGCTTTAGCCAATAGAGTATCGCCTACTACCTTAGACTCTGATATTGCTGCATCGTGGAATATACGAGAGAGTTTGTCGGGTGATTCTTGACGCAGTGTAGTTACAAGAGCATCAGCTACATACTGATCGTTTGTGAGATACTTTAAGTTATCCAGTGTACCTTTAAACGTAGCAACAGAACCTTTAGCATTACCTGATAATAACTTAACTGCAGAAGTGTTAAGCTGATCAATCATATCAATCCCTGTCATAGCTACAGAGAAGATATTGTTTCGCATTGTAGTAGCTGGCTGTGACGTCATAAACATACGTCTAGCATCTTCTAAGCCTTTAGCTTGTCGATACACACGACTAGACAGACTACGATTAACTTCTTCGATTACCTTTACGTCTTCAGCTTTTACGGTAGACATACCTGCATCATACAAAGTATCTATCTCTTTGCTATACTTTTCTAGCTGTGCTTTGCTGATCATCTTCTTGCTACGAGATACAATCTGACTTTGTGCAGCAAGCTTACGAGCAGCCTCACTTATCTCAGCAGCGTAGGCCACAGAGATTTGACGTGGTGTTAGACCGTAGTCATCAGCAATAGCTTTAACTAAGTCTGCACCGCCAGCAATATCTTTAGCTAAGAACTCTGTAATCCGTTGTCCCTTCTCAGGTTTAACACCTAGACCTTTAGCTAGTTCATAAGACGCAGCAGTAATCCTCTGTACAAGATCCGCATTAAAGCCCCCCACAATGCCATCAGGTAGTTCATCACTAAAGATGTTCTCCCGTACTACATTGCCTTCCTTAACAAGATTGGGATCAATAGCACGAAGGGTGTTGTCTGTGATGTACTTCATCAGACGTTTACCTTCTTTAGTCTTAGCAGCATCTTCACCTATGTTTTTAGCTTTTACTCTAGCTGCTACAAGACGTTCTGCAGTGGCTCCTCTCCCTTCCTCTATAACATCTACTAGTTTATTAGCGCCTCGCTTCTGTAACATAGCAGGAGCGCCATAGGCTACAGCACCAATACCAGCACCTAATAAACCTGAAGCTACAACATTACCTGTGTTCACTTCATATTCTTCATCTATCTCAGGTGCAGCTTTCTCTCTTAACTTCTCACTACCAAACGCAGATGAAGCAGCAATAGAACCATCAATAGCCCCTGATACAAGAGAACGTTTTATGATCTGCTTTCCTGTTTCACGTAGGGCCGCTAAAGATGCAGCCTTAGTTGCTTGTATTGCTGCAGTACCTGTACCTGCAGAGCCAACACCAGCTAGGACAGATGCGTAAGTACTAGGCGCAGTAAGTGTAGCACCTAGATAGTCTCCTGCTTTCTCTATACCACGGTCAAACAAGCCTTCACCTTTAGAGTTATCAAAAGCAAACATCAAACGTCCGAATGCTTCTTTCTCGTTCTGTGGTGTTTTAGTATCTGACATGTAGTAGAAGTCTTTAGACATACTAACTTCGTTCATTGTCTGGTAACGGAAGTGTTCTAGAACCTGAGACACTACATCATCAGCAGACAACTTCTTAATTTCATCATCTGTGTAATTACCTCGTTTACTCTTTAAGAAGGTAATAGCGTCACTAAGAAATGCACCGTTAGACTTTAGTTCAGATAGCTTTCTATCTTGCATATACTCAGGAGAGTAGTACGTATACTTATCTGACATTTATTTACTCCGCTGGGATTTGCTTAAGGATCATCTGAATAAGCTGTGGATCTTCTTCAATACCCTCTTGCTTTAAGAAATCCTTAATAACCTCTGCATCAACAAACTCTGTACTAATGTCTGGAATGTTTTCATTTAGATCATTAAACAGTCGTAAAGCTAGTGTCGCTTTGTTAATATCGTCTTCTGACACGTCTGGTTGCGGTAAGGTAGGAGCATCATCTATTTCTGGGGCACTTTCTACATTATTTCCTGGTAGCGTAGGGCTTTTGTCAAAAGGACTGCCTTGCAAACCTTTCTGGAAACGCTTGAACTTAAACTGAGCACCTAACTCACCTTGAGGTAATCCTTTGTCTTTACGTTCCTTGCGGGACATATCCTGCCACTCATCATAAGTCACACCATTAAGCTCAAATTCACCTGCAGGTTCAGTGGGAATTTCTATACCTGCATCAAAGTCTGGGCTTGTAATAGAGAAACTCTCAGCACGTCTGATAACCTCATCTTTAACTGCTGGCTCAAGGGTCAAACCAAAGTCTTCACCCATAGCTTCGTCTAGATCATCCTTAAAGTAGCCAAGCTCTTCTTGGTTTGTAGGTGGAATGATATTAGCTGTCTCTAATAGAATATCAATTACTTTGTCTGCCTTTTCTTCAACAGACTCTGTGTTTTCTTGCACTTCATTTATTTGCTCTACAGCAGACTTGATGTCTAACTTAGGTGACCCTTCTAATGTAGGTGCTTGAGCTTGCTCAATAAGCATTCTAACTGCTTCAGGATCATTAGCATTGTTGATCTCTTTAAGCACCTCTTCCTGCTTATCTTCAGGTAGTTCTTGAATCGCTGTTTGTACTTCAAAGTCACTCTTTAGTGCTTCAGGTAGTGCAGCCTCTACTGTAGTTTCTACCTTTGGCACAACAGTTGATTGTAGATCATCCGTTGGTTTTTTATCTGCTCTAATATTTTTCTCTTCTGGTCTTTTACCTGCAATAATAATATCAATCTCTGCATCCGTAAGCTCACGGCTTTCTGCAATAGCACCTTTAATAACATCAATAGCGAAGTTGCTTTTAATGCTTGAATTAAGAGATGTAGCTTCGTCTTGTGAATTTACTGAGCGAGATAACTGATCAATAATCTGGAAGCGTCCTACACGCCCAGCGAACAGTTCATTACCCCGTCCTGCCATGATTATCTGACGCTCTAGGCTGGACATAGAAGAAGCTGTATCATTGACAACTTTCTTAATTTCACCTTTGTTGTCTGGTTCGTAAGCAGCAAACTGTACACTATCGTTAAGATCAAAGTTAGTAATACCTAGTGACATAAGCTTAGCTGCGTAGTTCTGTGTACGTGTAATATCTGCAGCAGTATAATCATCTTTAGTCACGCTATACTCTGTAGTACGAGAAACATCTGAGAAGATATCTTGTCTACCGCCACCCAAAGATTGATACGCAATCAAATCATTTACGTTAACACCCATGTATTTCATATTCTTAAGCTGTTGCTCTGCTGACATACGTGGATCAAGCATAAATAAGTCTTTAGCTGCTTGAGCAAAGGAGCGTTGCTTAGCACCCTCACTTTTAGGGTTAGTCTCTTTCTGTAGTGACGCAGTTTGCAAACCAAGGACTTGCCTAATAGCTGAATCTGCTGTCATACCTTCAGGTAACTTAAAGTCATCAGGCATGTCTACAATAGCTAGTATTTCTGACTTATCTACTGAGCCTAATTGATTAGCTTCCCGCTTTCGTTTTGTATCATATACATCTTTATATAAGCTAGTCACATCTGTAGCATCAACAAGAGCTACAAACTCAGCATCTGTCAAACCAAAGTCACGCTGCATAGCAGTTTGTATTTCTTTAATCTGTTTAAACTGACCTTGTGTTTTCATATAAGAAGGCGCAATACGTTTAGCTGCATCAAAACCGTTATCTAATAAGTCTTCCATACGATCTTGGCGGCGTTCAATACCTGCTGCAAACGTATCAGTAAAGCCTTTTAAGGCATGTGCCCAGAACATCTTTGCACTCATGTTATTGCTCCTTCGCCATTAAGCCTTTAGGTTCTTCTTGAGTAGGTACAGCTTCTTGCATTGCACCTTCAGCAGGTACAGCTTCTTGTACTTCACCCTCTGTTGAGATAGACTGCTCAACCTTTTTCATAATCTTTTCGCCTTCGTCTGGTGGCCCTTTAATCTTATCTAACTTAGCTTTAATGCGGTTCTTTAGTTTAAGTGCTTCTTCTTCTTTTTCATCTCTGTAGTCATCAAAGGTAATCTTATAATCATCAATACCAATAGCTTCAGCGAGAGAGTTAATATGTGCAGTAAGTAAAGGGCGTAGTAGCATTTTTATATCTACAGTATGCATACCCCTTAAAACACCTGTACTAAGCATAGCACCTGAGATACTATCCAAAGGTGCTCCTGCATCAATGAGATCAATTACATCGTTAAGAACTTCATCATCAGCGAGCCGTTCTATATACATCTCAAGTGCATCTAGTGGATCAGAGAACTTAGAAGGTTTCTCCCAAGGGGCATTACCTGGTTCTGCTGTAAGAGACTGACCTGGAATAGGTCTATCAAAAGGAGAAAGTGACATTTTTGTTATACCTTATTTAGTGAAACCTGCACCAAAGTAGAGTCCTACAATGGCTGATACGATATGTGTGTCTAGTGGAGTTATTACAAAGCCTTTAGCCATCTTCCACTGTATTGATTCTGCTGGACCAAAGAGCCAAGATAACGGACCACCAGTAGCTTCAGTGTATCCTACATATACGCTTACATCAGGATACCATACAGCGACTAGCTTTGGCAATACTATAATAGAGAATACAGCAGATAAAGCGATAAGCCTACGTGTCCAAGCAAAGTGTTTATCTGTCTTACCTGCATCACGTGCATCAGCTACAGCACTTCTGTTAAACTCTGCACGTTGCATAAGCATCTCTTGCTGAGCTTGCTTAGCTTTAATGGACTGGCCCCATATAGACATAACACCACCTAACACAGTAGAGAAAAGCATGGTGATTAATTCTAGGGGTAAGCCGAACATTATGAACCTACTACAAGCCGCATAAGAGCTTCGTTTTCTGTGTCTTTAGTTATTTTTATATCTTTTTCTGATAAGTATTCTATGGCTTTCTTTCTAGATGCAGGACCAAAGTCACCATCAGCAGTAGTGCCTATAATACGTTGTATTGCTTTGACGGTAACAGGCGCAGCTTCTACAGGTTGATTAGTAGTTTCACTCTTTCTATCAAATATGTAAGACTTTCCATCGTACTTTTTATTGCTATCGGCATTACCAAACAAGTGATTACCGATAGTTAAAGTACCACGCTTACGCCCCTTCATAGCACCTAGCCAAGCAGGTTTGCTAACCTTTTCATTTACATAGTGTGTTGCACCATCTGTAGGGTCTTCGTAGTTACCTGTAAGAATATCATTAGCAGCCTTATATGAATCTTCACTTGCACGAAGTTTCATCATATCTTTACCTTGCTCGCCTTTAGCATAACCTGTCCAAGAATTCCAAGGTGAAAACTGCCCCCTGCGTAAAATAACACCACGAATCTCTTTACCGTAACTACTTGAAGCCGCACGGTTAGCAATCGTTGCGCCTACAGCAATCTTACCTTTATAGGGTTCTAAAGCAGCCTCTGCCTCAATGGTACGGGCAAGTATCTCAAGTTCTGACATATCATCAGGAGATTCATATACCTTGTACTCAGGTATCTCAAAGTCTTTCCCATCTGAAGGTGCTGCACCTCCATCAGCGCTGTCGGTACTATCACTAACATCAGAATCAAGAACAGTCTCAAGTACATCTTCTATATCCTTACTCATAATACCTTTAGTCTTATCTAACATCTCATTACTACGAGCATCTACACTAGGTGCATCAACAGGCGCTGGGCTGTCTGCCATCTCTGGTTGTTCACCTCTAGAGACAGGTGTGATCACAGGCTGAAACACCTCTTGAGCTTCCCTAGCGTTATCCTTCATAGTCAACTCAGTGCCTCGCATATCAGAACTACTGAACATAGCATCTCTAGCCGTATCTGATAGTTGTCCTGTAGGAGCCTTAGACCTTGTAATACCTAGAATAGAACGAATCTTAGCTGCCTCTTCAGCAGAATCACGTGCGTACTGCTCCATAGCTTCAGCACGTACTTTAGCGGCCCGTTCTCTAGACTTAGTAAATACATAATCAAAGAACCCTGCAGCAACAACATCACTGTCAGATACAGGCTCTGCAGGTTTAGCTAATATGCCAGGCTTCTTTTGATCTTCTTCATTGTTAAAACCATAAGTAAGACGTAGCGTGTCGTACAAATCATCAGGTCTTATTGTAGATAGTTTTGTTTTAATAAATGCCATGTCTTATCCTAATCTAAATGAGATCCTTTAAAAGTAATGAACTTACTGTAGCAATTACCGTACCTACTGCAGAGCCTTTAGCTGCACTTGCTGCTGCGTCACTACTTATACCTTGTATAGTAAGAGCATGTTCTTGTTGGTCTTCACGGTCTGCAATTCTAACGGCGTAGTCTAATGCATCACGTTCTTGCTGTAGCATGTTGTTATACGTAGTCTCAGTAAGGTTATTAGCCACTACCGCTGCATCACGGTTAGCTGCGTTCTGTGCAGCATTCTCCATAGTGGTGATAGATTGCTCCCACTGTGTATTCGCTTGTGCAACTACTAAAGCATTGTTAGCGTTGAACTGATCACGAGCATTCTTCTGTTCTGCATTGAACTTAGCAATAGCGTTAGCTTGGTCTGCATTAAAACGTTCCATAGCGTTAGACTGTTCGTTGTTGAACTGTGCCACCTGCGTAGTGAGGTTATCGTAGAACTGATTAGTCTGGTTTTCACTAGCAGCATTAAACTGTGCAGCAGCATTGGCAGCAGCAGCATCTGTAATGATAGACTGGATATTACCTTGTGCTTTAAACAGAGCAACCTGCTGCTGATTAGACAAGTTAGTCAGGTCCATCTGCAGAAAGGCTTGAGCATTCTGTACAGCAGACTGTTGCCTGTTGTTCAGGTTTGTTGTGTCAATCTGTGTCATAGCTGCAGCATCTGCCATGACCTTAGCATTCTTAGCGTCTAGATTAGTAATGTCTACCGTCTGAGCCATTCGAGCATCCTCTAGTGCAATCTGTTGCTCAGCATTAAAGTTAATGTTAGCTACGTCAGCGATACGTGCAGCGTTCTGAACACGTGTCTGGAACTCTTGGTCAAACTCCATACCCAAGAACTTAGAGCGTTGCTCAGCAGCAAACATAGCAGCTTGCTGTCTGTTAGATAAGTTCTGTGCTTCAAAGCTAGCACGTGTCTGTGCATCCATCTGTGCGATAGGTAGTGCCGACTCCATAGCAGCCTGTACAATGGCTTGTCCTGCCATGCTTGATGCACCTAGCCCACGTGCAGCTAACGTAGCTGTAGCAGTACGCATGGCTCCTGCAGCCCATGCTGGTGTCTCCCCACCCTCAAACTGCTCTAGTAGCCCTGTAAGTTGTCCTTGTACGGTAGCCTCAGTAGATGGTACACCTGTAGCTGCAGTAAAGTTAGTCTCTGCCTTAGCGCGTTCAAAGTCTACTGCTGGTCCTGTTACAAGCTCGCCTTCTTGAATGGTACGTGCATCTGGTGCCTGTACTGTTACAGCCTGTTCAATCTGCTCTACTGTAAGACCTAGCTGTGCTAGTTGTGAAGGGTCCATAGTCTGAGCTTCAACTAGTGCTTCTGTGCTGGGCTTGCCTGTTACAGCAGTGAGCTTATCTAGTGTTTCCTGTACCTGTTCTGTTGTTTTCTCAGCAGTAAAGGTAGCAGCAGCCTTAACTTCAGGAGCTACAACATCCCCCGCTTTAGCTGCAGTTACAGTACCTGCTGTTGCTGCTGTACCTGCTTGACCTGTACCAGCAGCCATCTTACCAGCAGAACGCTGTGCATCTGTTACCTTAGCTACATCAGCAGTAGTGACCATAGACATAGGGTCATCTAGTATGTCTGCCCTCATCTCTGTAGTGCTAGGCATACCTACACGTTCTAGGTTAGTCTGTGCTTGAGCTACGTCAATTCTAGCATTGCTTTCTTTATCTTCCTGCTCATCTATGAGGCTCTGCAATACCTCTCGTTGTGGATCATCCTCAGGAAGTGCCTGTTGCTGTTTCTTTAACGTAGTGAGAATGTTCTGCTCTTTTGCTAGGTTACTCTGTGCAGTATCTAGGTTAGCACGTGTATCTTCTAATGTTACTGTAGCTTGATCACCGTAGTAGCTTTTATATTGATCTAGCTGTTTGTTATACGTGTCTTGTGCTGCTTTATTAGGTTGTACAACTTCCGTAGTGTAAGCGCCTGCAGCCGTAGCTACTTGTGCAGCTTCTTCAGGACTCTTAGTTGTAATAGTTTTACCATCAGCAAAGGTTACAATATTACCTTCTGCAGTAGCACCACTCAAGTTAGAGCCTTCGTTTACTAAGTTAGCTAATTTTGTTTCATTGTATTCAGGTAAATAATACCCGCCACCTGTGTTAGCCTTAAAGAAGTCTAAAGCGTTTACTTCTTTTAGTTCAGGTGCAGTAGGTAGACCTTGTGATGGATCATACAAGCCACCCGCATCTGTACCCTCTGACACTGTACCTCGTGCAGCACCTACTTTACCTGCCTGTAAAGCATCGTCTGACGTGATCTTACCATCTCTGTTATAATCATACTGTAAATCTACAGGAGTATCCCCTGTTGTCATCTTCATAATATCTTGCAAAGTTTGGTTTGTTATGTCACCAGAGTACAGAGAAGGCTGTTCAATAGGACCGTCATCAATAGGCCGTATAATAGGAGATATCCCGTCATCAATACCTTCTGAAGGAGGTTCCACAGGTAATGCAGGGCCACTTGGCTGATATACAGAAGAGCCATAGCCTATGACATTACCTGCATCGTCGTATATAGGTTGCATATCAGCAGTGGCATAACCACCGCCAGCGCCCTTGCCAAACCCACCAGTAGTGTTAGGCTGGTTAGCTGCAGCCATACCACCTACCTGCATAGCCATACGTGGACCACCTTGTACACGAGCCTTAGCCATCTCAGCATACTTGCCCATCATAGATGCAGCTTTAGGGCTAGACATCATGAACTTATTAATGTCATCCTGTTGCGCTGGGCCTGTGTAGCCCACCTTAGATAACAGTGTTTGTTGTTGCTGTGGTGTAAAGCCACCAAACTTCTTAGCCATAATGTTTTACCTTATTTATTTATTGTCATCCATACTGCGCCAGCGATAAACGTTAGTACGGCTACAGTGGCTAGTCTTGTTACAGTAGACCAGATAGACTTACGAGTATCTCTCCACGCTTCTATTAAGCTACGCATTTCTGTGATATCTTTGTGTGCATCATCATCAAGTAGACCAATAGAACGCAGGGCTTCTTTAGCCCCACGCCTAGCTGCACGGTCTAGCATATCTTCTAGCTCTTCAGGAGATAGTTTTACTTCACTCATAGTTTAACTCACAAACGCTTAAAAGTCAAGTTATATTATGGTTTAACAGGCCAATCTGCTTCTTCCAAGTTAGGCCAGTTAGGGTGTGTAGTGA